TATTTTCTAACTTTACTCCAAATACAGCATTATTATAACTCAATGATCCTGGGATTACAACAGATCCTTCAGTAAAGACGTGGTTGCCAAATTGCTCAATTTGATTTTGAAGGATTGACTGCAATCCAGTCAATTCACGAGCCTGAACAGGATATCCAGGTTTAAATAAAACCTTATAGTAATTTTTTGTTAAATCAAAATCGTCAAAGTATGGTGAGACGTTGAGATTAGTTTCCTGTGGCATAATTCTTTAGAATTGCAAAATGACTTTGATATCTTCTTTTTGATTGGATGATCTGGTTATCGAAGGTCTATTATCGACGTAAATGATATTTCCAGAATATTTTTTAACTTCCGGATTAGACACACCAGATTCAAAGGATTGACCCAAGTAGTATGTTCTATTATTTATTACGGTTGATATACCTGTGAAGTTTGTATCAATAGATAAAGAGCTTGCTGTTCCTATGATTGCCGTAGTTCCACCTGTGCTGATATTGGAAGTAAATCTATTGAGACTGAATCCATAAGTTGGATTTGTTTTGGCAGTTCCATCAGTATTGAATCCAACAAGGGATTTATCTTGCCAATACTTCAAGACACCTGTATTTTGATCATAGGATATCACTCTACCAATAGCTGTTGATCCTACACCGATTGTTTGGATAATTTGACTATCTGTGGGGAAAAATGCTGATTGAAAATTACCGGATAATTTTATTGCACCAACTGCACTTGCTTTATCTAAAGTTAAAATTGAAGATGAGTTATATGCTTCTGGATTTTCTACAATTCCAACTCTTGCGATCTGGTTTCCAGTAATAAAATCTGGGTTTTCTATGTCATTCTCAATTCTGGAATAAACAATTACGTTATAAGCACCAAGTTCTCTGTAGATATCAGCTCCGTGACCACCTTGAGGAGGAATGATAACATTAAATACTGGAGATGTAGATCCAGAAGGAACATTACCAGCAGCAATATCTACAGTTCCATAAGTATATCCCGATCCCCCTTTAGAAATTATGACTGATTCAACTTTCGAATCGTTATTAATGATGATCGTACATTCAGCTCCAGTACCATCACCTTTAATAGGAACTCTTGTATAAGTCTGATTAGCAGTTCCAAGACCAACACCACGATTAGTAATAGTTACAATCTTCAACTGACCACTACTAGATGCATTATTTCTAACAGCGGCATTTTCTGTACTTGTTTCCCAGTTTTTTGGAACAGGAATAAAATTAACAGAATCGAACTTAATGATATCACTAGGTTTAATAGTATAGAGATATTTCCAAATATATCCATCACCACTATTCCCAGCAGATCTTGGTTCTAAGTCTACAAAAGTGGGTTCATCAAGTGATGGTCTTCCTTCTGGATTTTCTGGTGAAGTTCCATTATTAAGGCAAATATAAACTCTAAAATCACTATTAATTACATAATAATTTGCCGAGTATAAACTAGTTGCTCCAGAAGGTCTAGAAGTTCTATTTCTACTGATGTCATGGCGATACATGTCATAAGTAATTCCAGACTGCCAAGTGACTTTACGGACAACCTGCTTTACATCGTCTTCTCCAATTTTTTTGAGAGCAATCATTGTATCCCAATAATCGTTCTCTTGATCAAAATTGTCTATCGGGGCAGGAGGGAGTGCATCCCAAGTTGGAGAAAAATCTGTTGCATTAGGAAGAGCCACGAAAGAATAATAAGAATTCTCAGAAGAAGTTGCCGCAGAGACAAAGTTCTTAGCATTTAGTATTCTTAATTGATCAGTTATAATTGCAGACATTTTATGAGTTTTTTATCTATTTATGAAACGTAATTGCGGTATTTGAGTGGATTATACCTTTGAACAGTAGGTGAAGTTGATACTCCAACCAACCCATTGTTATATGAAGTAAATTCTTTACTATCACTTCTTACTAGATTGTGGATTCTTCCCCAACTATACTCTCCATAGAAAGAACTATATCCAATACCGGACAACCCATTATAATCTTCAACCCTTGCTGTTACTTTTGCAACGTAAGTTAAACCAACACCTAGGACATCAGTTTGTCCAATAGAAACAGATGCAACTTCATATACGTTATCAATAAATGTAGAACCAATACTTAGAGTAGCTCCACTTGGGTAAATTGAAGTTAATCCATTTCCAACATTAGAGTTGAATACTACGAAATAATAACCAGTCTGTATTCCACTAATACCTGTAGTTGCAATTCCCACGTTATTGATTGTGGTGTCTCTTAAGAATGAATTTTGTGGAATAAAGAGATCAAATACGACTCCATTAAAACCAAATCCAACTGTAGTTTGGGCAATGCCCGTAATTACTCCAAAATCACCATCATAAGAAACAGTGTCAATGACCTCTCTAGTAACTTCGGGAGAAGATATGAGGACGATAGGAGGATTTGTTGTTGTATATCCAGTTCCTGGGTTACTAATAGATATTGAAGAAACTGTTCCACCAACAGATATTGTTGATGTTGCAGATGCTCTTTGAGTGGTTCCAAGTCCTACAGGATTTTCAATGATTACAACAGGATTTGTTGAGTAACCAACTCCACCATCAGAAATAATAATAGATGAAATAGTTCCTGCAACTGAAACAACAGCAGTGGCTGCAGCTGCGACTAACGGATCTTGTGAAGTAATTACAATCTTTTTCTGAGGTATCTCAGTTGTTCCATCTTGTAAATATTCATCAGCACTATCAAAGAATGTTTTAACACTCTCCACAAAGATTTGAGTTGATCCTACACTTACACTTTGAATAATATTTGATGTTGGATTGATCAATGGTTCATAAAGAATTCTATCCTTAGAAACTTTCTGACCATTAATAATCTTATCCTCAGTTTGTCTACACCAGATTACAGGTCTTGATAAAGTTTCATCTTGAGTGATTCCTGGACCAGGATAAACATTAGTTTCAGCAACATCTGTGGATACAATATCAGTTACAAGTCTAGAATTTTCTTTTAGACTTTCAATATCACTATTAATTCTTAAAGTGTCACCCTCTTTTACGGTTTCCAATATATCAACATTTACAGTATCAACAGATCCAGTTCCTCTGTAGAACAGGATCTTTGATAAATCACCTTCTTTTGGAGCTTCATTAAATGTTATTATACTTCCACCATTAAAGGTATAAGAAGAATCAGGAACCTGTAAGACATCATTAATGAATATTAAAAGATTTGATTTTACTTCAATATTAGATCCTTTCTTAGCTCTGATAGTTGTCTGTTCGTTATTAATCTTAATTGGGAAAGTCTTTCTTTGACCATCAAACAGAGAATCTATTGGATCAATAACTTGAAGGTCTCCAACAGTCCATCCAGTAAACTCATCTGTAAAGGTTCTATCTACAAAAATTTGGAATTCATTAAATGGTGATGAGATATCTGTTGGAATCCCAGTTGTTCCACCAATTGCAACTGTCAGAATTTCACCTTGACCATATCCATAACCAGAGTTTCTAATTTCAAAAGAAATTACACTGGATCCTTGACCAACTACAATATCAGCGACTGCACCAGTTCCAAGTCCACTAGAAACAGAACTATAAATCAGAGGAACATTTGAATAAGAGAGGGGATCATCAAAAATAACAATTGGTGGATTTGTAGAAGTATAACCAGTTCCTGGATTTGTGATTGCAATTCCAGTTACATGGCCATCGACTATGGTTGCAGTTCCAACATATGTGATGTTTGGAGTTCCAGTACTAGACGTTGCTACTCCAACATTTACAGTTTGGATACCAGATCTATAACCAGATCCACTATTTCCAATACTAATCTGTGAGATTGTTCCTGCAATAGAGACTGTTGCAGTTCCTCCAGCAGATACTAGAGGTTGATATCCAAAACCAGCAGTTGATCCAACAGAAACTATTACTCCACCAAGAGGGATATTGCTAGTATTAATATCATATGAAGATGAAGTTGCAGTTCCAGTAAATGTTATTGAAGTAATTCCAGTGTTTTCTGAGAGATCATAGTCTCCTACAATTTGAACAGATCCAGGTCTTGCTGGTCCTTGGAAAATATCATTGATTAAAACAATTGCATTACTTGTTGAGAATCCTGCAATATTAGATCCATTGGATTTTAAAGTAAATGTATTATTAGTTCCGTTAAAACCCGAGGAAATGTCATCGAAAATGTAATTGTATGAGTAAGGCTCAGAGTCGCCATTTACAAATCCAGACCTAATGAATGATCTTCCAGTAAAAGTAGAACGAGTTTCAATGCCAACAAAATCCCTACTATCTGGTGGATTGGTTACAGATCCAATTGGAGTTAATCCATATGGAGCATTTACAAAATTAATAATATTATCTACGATGTTATAATCACCCTTAACTTTTGTTACTAAGGAGTGAGCTGGGTGAGTTGATATTCCTGTACCCATCCATGGTCTTTGAACCAATACCTTGTTAGTTCCACCAATTCCAACTGAATTGATTCTCATAATCTCATTACCAATCTTTATCAAATCTCCACCAAAGAAAGATGTAATCCCAGATAAAGTGATTATACTATCAAAGATACCAATAGAACTTGATGCTTTGGATGTTATTGCAGTTGCAACAATTGGAGATTGAATTAAATTGTCAATTCCTATAAGGACTCTTGAATTTTGATTAGTTGAAACAAATCTATGAGAAGTTCCAATTCCAACATGAGTAATGTCCAATATATTGGGTGGATTTCTAAGAGCATCTGA